TGAGTCTGCAAATATCTTGAATGTGTATGAGAAAGTAGTTGTAGAGTTATCACCACTATAACTGTTTCTAACTGTAGTTGAAGATATTGTCATAAAGTTCCTTTATTATATTTTAATCACTATGTCTATTATTATTCTAATCCTTTAGGTATTTGTTTTTCACCAGCTTTTAAAGGTGTTAGCATTTCATACTTATATCCTTGTGATTTCTCTATTTCTTTTCTAACTTCTGGATATTTCTGTAACATATTAGCATAAGCTAATTTTTTATAACCTTCAAATATTCTTTTAACAATATATTCTTTACCACCATCAAATGTTTCATCTCCTTCTTTAGCTGATTTATATTGTGATGTTTTGAATGTATTTTCTAATTTTTGTTTAAGTGTTGTACCATCAAAATCCTTAGCTTTACCAACCTGTTCTAACCAATAATCATAAGCAGTTTGATCTCCTTTTTTAAATTCAGTTAAATCAACTTTAAATTTTTTAATTTCTGGTGCAGATAGTGTTAATTTAAGTCTTGCAACTTCATAAGCTGTTGTATCTTGCTTAACATCTGATGATCTACCAACCATTGTTGGTCCCATAAACCAGAAAGAGAAAGAAGCTATGCCATCTGGATTTATAACTAATCCTGTTGGTTTCTTTTCAATAGGTTCGCCAGTTAATATATCTCTTTTTGTTTCTAAGTAACCTTTGGCAAAAGGAGTCTTAGCAATAACTTGATCTATAAATGATCTTGTTTGTAATGCTTCTTTATCTGGATCTAATATTCCTGGTATTCCTTGAGATCTAAATGATACAAAAGGAATAAGATTACCCACAACTCCACCAAAGAATTGAGAAATGTTTTTAGGAGTGGGTTCAGCTAAAACTTCAAATGTATCTGATAATCCTCTTAGATAAGTTTTGTTAGTTACATTTTTAAAAACAGTTAAAACTGCAGCACCCATTATATCTGTTTTATCTTCATCATTAATGTTTGCTATATTTTCTTTTAAATCTGCCATAATACCTAAAACATAAAAACGAGGATCCATTCTGTTGTATTGAATATAAGTAACTGTTCCATCTGAATTTTGTCTTGCAAATGAGTAAGGTTGCCATCCAAGAGATAACCATTGTTTTTTAATATCAAAGTTTGCTGGACCATTACCTGTAAGTTTAGGTAATCTCATACCATCTTTAGTTTCAATATATTCTAACGCAACATCTAGTGCATACATTGTTCCAGCAAATCCTAGAGCTTGTCTTCCTAAAACTTCTGCTCTTGCACGTCTATCTCCACTATTCCATAACTCTTGATTTTGTCTTGTTAGTAAACCAAAACCAGGAATACGATTACTAAAATGCCTCCATAAATTTGTTGGCGTTCTAATAAATGGCATAACAAATCTAAACTCTGGAGAATTTCTTATAAAACTTTCAATTTTAGATCCCCAATTTCTATATGAACCATTAGTTAATGAATTAGTGAATGTAGATTCTCTAGCATATTGTAATGCTTTTTCATTAATAGGATTATTTTTAATATTTGCTAATCCATTTTCATCAAAACCTTCTTTTAAAATTCTATCAATATTTTTTCTTCCTTCTTTAGAAGTAATATCTAAACCAAGTTCCATTGTATTTTCTAAAGCATTAGAAAGTAATCTTCCTCTATAATTAATTTGTTTTAAAAATTCATCACTTGTAATTAATAATCTTGATGGAAGCTCAATTACTCTACCAATCCAATCTATTGCAGTTCCAACTCTTCCATTAAATCCTAAATTAGCTGCACTGATTGGTCTAACTGCTTTACCATTAACAATTTGTAAATTATCTTGAGTTCTAGCAAGTGGATCAAGAACAGCATCACCTTGTCTTAATGCAATGCCAACAGCTTTCCAAGTATCTCTAAATGAGTGAATCATTCCACGATACTGAGCAAATCCTAATTGTATTGTTTTTTTATCTCTAGTAATTGCTCCACCAATTACTTGTTCCATTGGTCTAATGAGTGCTTCATATAATCCACTTTTTAAGTTTACTGCTTGTGTAAATACACCAGATAGTAATGAGTTAATATAAGCTGAGTTAAATACTTCTATTGCTTTTTGATATTTAGTTTTACCAGCATTTTGTATAACCTCATCTAAAGAACCTGTTGAAAATTTCTTAGCAAGAATAATAGGATTAGAATTATATAATCTTACAAATTCAGCAGCTTTTTCTGCATCAACAACTTTACCACCTACTGCACCAACTTGTACTCTACCAGCTTGAGTTACTCGTGCAGCACCTCTGATTTGTTCTTTTAATGAATAAGTTACATTTTGAATTAGATTTGCATAATTAGCAATTTCTTGTCTTGCTTCTTTAGTCCAAAGTTTTTCATTATCCCCAAATTGCTTAACATATTTAATAGATGTATCTTGTAAATTTCTAGCAATTTCTTGTAATACCATTTTAGATGCTAACATTCTAACTGTTCCTTGTTTAGCAGCTTCAGTTTGTTTTGGTAATGCTCTTAATATTTCATCTTTATTTCTTGCTAATGTTGTTGCAAGTTCTTCTGCAACGTCATTTCTTAATACATCATTTTCTAAAAAGTTTTTAGTAGCATCATCAAATTGATCTGCAACATCATCTATTGTTTTAAGAACATGCTCAGCATTTCTAAATGATTTAGTATTTAATATTTTTTTAATAAAAGATTCTGAATCTGCTTTTGCAGTCTTTTCACCAACTTTAAATTCTTTTGTAAGTTCATCTACATTAATTGCAGGATTACCATCAACGATTGCTTTTCTAACAACTAATGCTGTTTTATTACCAGCTTGAACTTCTTTTATTGCCTCTCCTGCTTCTTTATAGATTGCATTCTTTTCATCAAAATTTTGTGTGGCTTTAGCTTTTTTAAATGCTTTAATACCAAATAGAACTCCTTCTGCTACTCCTCCAATAATCATACCTTCAATAACATTTTTTAATCTACCTTCCATTTCTGTATCTTCTTCATCTGTAGCAAGATATTGAGTAACAGCATTATTTAATACTGGTGAATCAAATTCAACTAATAGATCTGATAATCTTCCTTCATTAGGATCAAAGACAGTAAGATCGGCAACTGCACCTGCAGTCATACCTCTTAATGCTGTAACTCCAAAACCACCAACTAATCCAGCACCTTTAAGAAATTTATTTGGTGTATAAAATCCAGTAATAAATCTTGATACTCCTTCAGTAATATTACCAGCTAATGTTTTAGGTTTATAAAATAATGGTAATTGTCTTTCTTCTGAATATTTTTGTTCTTTCCATCTTGTTGGAGAAACATATTGTGGAATAAAATCTTTAAAAGATAATTTTCCATCTTTATCACCAAATTCAATACCACCTAAAGATACAATGTTTTCATCTAAAAAATCTCCTTGCTCTTCAACAGCATTAACAACTCCTTGTGGAATTGATAAAGTCATATCTCCAACTGTACGCCAAAAACCAAAATCATCTTCCTTTGGATCTTTAACTAAACCAGATTGTTTAGGTTGTATCTTTTGATAATTTGTTTTTTCTTCGTTAAAAAAATTTAATAAATTAGGATCTATAGCTTGAGGTTTGCCAGTAGGTTTAGGTTCTGGTGCCACTGTTTCTGTAATAGGAACAGGTTGTGTATTTATATTCTTATTAGGAGTATCTGGTGTAGAGAAAAACTCCTGTAAAGATGGATCAATAGTAGGCATTTATTCCTTCTGTCTTGCTTGAATAACTTTTTGATATTCTTTTAAAAAACCATTAATGTCTGGATTACCATTTTTATCTTTAAATCCATTTAATATAGCATATGTTTTTAATATATTTCTTTCATCTGGATTTGCATTGTAAGCAGTAATGGCATCAGCTATTTGTTGTTTTTCTCTTACAATATTAAATTTATTTTTTTGCAAATCAAAAGTTGTAATCTTTGCAATATCTGCATCTCTATATTTATCAATTAATAAATTTGATAATTCTTTTGCATATATTTTTTTTTCTAATTTAGAAGCAGATGGATTAGCAGCTAAGTATTGATTAAATCTTTGATCATATTCAAAACCAGATTCTGTTGCTAAAGTTTTATTTCTTTGACCAGATAAATCTGGAACAATTGCATTATAAAAAGTTTTTTGTAATATATCTTTTTGAGCAACACTATATTCATTAACCTCTGTTCCTTGAACAACTTTAGCTTTAATTTCATCGTGTGCTATAGATTCTGATAATAAATTTTGTTTAAAATCACTCCAATCGCTTTGTAATTTACCAGTTAGAACTTTTTGACCATTAGCTCTTTGTAATGTTTCAAACTCATTTGCTATCTGTATGGCTCTATCATAATCAGAATTAGGATCGCCTTTAACAGCAATCTTAGAAATCTTTTCTTTATAAGTTATAAATAATGCTTTTGATAATTCATCATCTTTAATAAATCTTGTAGCACCAAATGCCTCATCCATCTTAGCAAAGTTTTCTTTAGCATTTGCAGTTCCAATAACAGGATCTAAATCTAATAAAAACAAATCACGTTCAACTGCATTTCTTTTATTAATTTCATCTATTGGAGATAATTGCATAGACTTAACAAAGTCAGTTGCATTATCTAACATTGATCTTTTAACTTGTGCTTTAATAATAGGGTTATCTTTGTAAGTTTGATACTTAGCAGCTAAAGTATTTTGTTCTGAATTATAAGTATTTGTGCTTTCAGTTTCTAATGCTTTAAAAGATTGTTTTTTAATATTGTAAACGTAATCACCATACTCAAGATCTAAATTTTGTTTTATTCTATTTCTTACACCAAGATTAGAAACGCCATCTAATTTTTGTTTTGTTAATTGATCCCATTTATTTGTAAAATTTTGAATAGCATTTTGTTCATTATAATTATTTTCTTCTTGTTTTAAAAATTTATCTGCTTCACCTTTAACAATAAAAATTTCTTTTTTAGCCTCAATCTTTTCTGTTAAATCTTGTTGAGCAACATAATAATCATTTAATTTTTGCATTACTGGAACTAATTGAGAAACTGGTCCACCAGTTAATGGTGCTTGATATTGAGTTTTAATATCAGCAACATCTGCTGTCATTCTTGTTTGTGCTGTAAATGTAGGTATCTTTGGCATAGTTTAAGCGAATGGGTTAGGTACACTTCCTAACAATGTTTGACCAGGTTTTGATTGACCAAAAGAAAAAGCAGCACTTGTTAATGTGCCTATTGCTGCTGCTCTACCTTGTTGTCTTGCAATACCACCTTGTATTCTTGCAAAGTTAGCTTCATTAAATTTAGATTGTTGTGCAATTTTAGAATTATATCTAATTGTATTTCTTTCAAGTTGTGCTTGAGTTTCATTGTTATGTAAAATTCTTAATCCAGAACCAGAAAGATCTGCACCTGATGTAAGTATTCTTGTTGTAGTTTCTCCCTGTAATTGATTAAACTTTTGATCAAATCTTTGTAAATCAACTTCTGCTTGTTTTTCTAATTGTTCTCTTTCAAGATCTGCAATCTGTGCATTTCTATTATAAACTGATTGATTAAATTTTCCTGCAGCACTTTGATTTTTAGCTTGAACTACTGAAAATCCTAATTGTACAAAAGGTATTGCCTGTGCCATTAGTAAATCCTTGCCATTCTATAATGATCAGAACCATCAAAGCCATAGTGCTTCATTAATCCTTCATTAGTAAATCCTAACCACTTAGCAAATCTTATACCAATGCCAAAGTCAGTTCGTACTGCAGTTTGTAATCTTTTAATATTATTAGATGTTGCAAGATAATCTATGTTTTGCTTTAC